TGATTTGAAAAGTCATTCCACCATTAGTGCTATTATCTACTCTGCTATCAAAAAGTGTTTGGTATGTGTTTACGACCGTAGGATATACCCATGCTTCAATAGTGAAGTCTTGTGTTCCAATAGCATCTACAGATGAACTAAGATAATCACCTGTACCGTCTAAGTATAAACTAGAAGTTCCAAACTTTTTCACGGAGGTATTAAGAGCAGCATCACCATTTTTAGTTACATTATTATTTCTTGCTAAGTTTTCAAAACCACCTCGTAAAGTTGTTATAGTTGGTGATGTACCAAGTGCTGATGTTGGAGGAGTAAAGTTTGAGGTGTATAATGCTGCTCCTTTGTGAAATCTAACATCATCCATATAACCGTTATAACGTCTTGCTTGGCTTCCTGATTCTCTTCTACCAATATCAATATATCGATTCACGGTTTGTGGATTGCTAATACTTGTTCTTGTTGCTGCTAATGTACCATTAATGAAAAGACGAATAGTATTTGACTCACGGGTCACAGCCACGTGCTGCCATTGACTAGGTGCGACCATAAGTCCAGACGTCTGGGAGGTGGTGTCACTATTATTATTAAATTCAAAAACTAAGTAAGCACGATTGGGATTCCCACTTACCTCTCCTAATTTAAGAACAAATTGTCTGTGACTACCATTGGCATCCCATCTGGATAAGAGAGTTCTTTCACTAGATAAACTGCCTGGATAAATGAACGCTTCCATTGTGAAGTCACCTTGAACAAAATCATCTCCAAGTGAACTATCATAAGCGACTTGAGCATAATCGGCTCCACTAAAATAACCGCTATAACTACCAAACTTTGCCTGTGTTGATGAGATGGTCACACCAGAGTTAGTAACTGACTGAGATTCACTTGAATCATCATCTGTATCAGAATCAAATGGTAAATATAAAACTGTGCTACCAGAAGCAGTTGTTGTAGTTACATCTGCATCAAATGGCATATACAGTACACTCAAGTCATTTACTGTTTCGCTAACACTTGTGCCTACGGCAGATGTTGGGGGAATAAAATCGACCGTGTATTTGGCATACCCATTGAGAATTCTGAGGTCATCGATGTAACCGTTATTTGAGTATGCAGTACCACTACCACCACCATAACTTGCTCCTCCAATGGTGGACGTACCACTATCTGATGTTACGTCAGTGCTATCTGAAGTAGACCCATTTAAAACACCATTGATAAAAGTTTTATAAGTTCCATTATGTCTTGTTGCAGCTAAATGCACCCACTCCCCTGTTGGAAATGAACCACTAATTGCATCACTATGATCGATATATGTTCCACCTACAATACTTCTGACTTTACTACCAGAACTTTCAACGTTAAGTAAAAATTTAGGCTGATAACTGCCTGTTGCACCTGGTTGACCTAAAGAAACTACGGTGTAATAACCACCACTATATCCTGTAATCCAAACCCATGCTTCAACAGTAAAATCACCAGTTCCAAAATAAGAATTAGCATCATAAGTAAATTCCAAACGGTCACCAGTTCCATCCGTTGCTAAACTATTACCNCCAAACTTTGCTTGTGTGGATGAAATAGCAGCATCACCTGTTGCTGTCATACTATGTNCTTTAGCACTATCATCTTGAATATCACTATCAAATGGTAAGTACAACGTTGTAAAATCTGTAGTCGTATTAGTTTCATTCGTGCCGNTTAATGTAGCACCAACCGCTTGTGATGGTGGAACAAAGTTTTTGGTATATCGTGCTATACCTTTAAGAATTCTGACGTCATCGATGTAACCATTGAAATAGCGGTCGCTACCTCTTTGACCGATATATACAGAGCTAGTTGGTGATGCTAGTGAATTTGTTCCTAAGTCAATAGTTTTTGACCCAGCAATACCATCAAGATATGTGGTAAGGGTTGCCCCACTTCTAACAAAAGCCAGATGGTGCCATTGACCTGATGTGAGTGCTGAGTCTGCGTTTAATGTAGAGTCTACATCCTTATTAGAACCATCGTAACTAAATCTAATTCTAGGTTTATTAGGACCAGATTCTAATTCAAATGCCCATGATCTCTGACCATCATCCCACTTACTAATAAGATTCATAGGAGAAGCACCACTAGAGTTTGTATTCATATATACAAACATTTCGATGGTAAAATCGCCATCACCATAATGAAAAGCATCATTAGTTGGTATAGTTAAATAATCGCCGGTGCCATCTAACGCTAAACTATTACCACCAAACTTTGATTGTGTGGATGAAACGGCTGCATCACCAGAAGCGGTTACGCTATGACCAAACGTTGAGTCATCATTTAAATCACTGTCGAAGGGAAGATAGAGTGATACTGGATCAATTCGATGAATACCAAGAGCGGCCGCTGGCGGTGTGAAGTTAGAGGTATATAAAGCGACTCCATCAAGAATTCTAAAATCGTCTATATATCCTTGAAAATTCTGACTGCTCGAATTTGACCGATAAGCGCCAATATACAAGTCTCTATTAGAAACCATAGTTGAAGGCGTAGTTCCCGACGTAGCTTTTAAAGTACCATTAAGATAAAATTTTACTACACCGCCCGCTGCCTCACGAACGACAGCCAGATGATGCCATGTGTTATTTGTGAGAGTTTCCTCAAACCTAGCGTAAGTTGAACTGTTTACCCAAAACCTTGAGTAAGTAGGTTTTAATTGCCATAACCATCCGGTGCTATTGTGTACTGCGGCAATAGTATATCCAGATCCCGAAGGTGTTGCAGTTTGATATACCCACATTTCAATAGTAAATGCACCAGTAAATGCCATGGCACTCTGAGAACTACTGGCAGTAAGATAAGTACTTGAACTATTAAATAATGCGCTACCACCACCAAATTTTGCTTCCGTTGAAGATACACTGGCAGTTCCACTTATTGTAAAATTACCACTCGCATCATTAGTATTATCATTGAGTGGAAGATATACTTTTGTAGAACTTCCATCGCCAGTAATATCAATTGGCGTAGAACTATCAGATGTGGCACGAGTAACCGCAACTGTACTATTGGCAAAACCTCTTTGGTTATAACCTGTATAACGAGACATATTTCGACTCCTTTCTAAAGAAAACTAAAAGAAAAAATTAAGAGTCGTAAATTTGTTCTAATGAAATTGTAAACTGTAGATCATTGTTAGCAGAAGCAGCACCGCCGATTGTTGAATTTTCTTTTAGATAGAATGAACTATTCTTATCAAATGCAACAAGTGTAGCATCAGCAGGAACAACAACAGTCTTAACCAAGAATGTGTTTGAACCACCGTTGTTCAAAATTAAGTCAAAGTCGGCGTTTGCAGAGCCATCGACGTTGGCAATGATAACCGAATTAATCTTATGAACCGAACCACTTGATGCTGGGTTTGTATGAAACACAGTGTTAGAAGTGGTGATTGAACCTGTAACAGTATTAGCAAGAATTCTTGCTACTGAAACAATATTTGGATTAGCCATGGGATACCTCTCTTAGTTTGAAATATGTCTCGTTATTTATTGGTCAGGTGAATAGTCTGGATAGTCTGGATAAACTACAGCATAAACATTATTAGCATAAGTTGCTGGCAAGTCACGTAATGCTTGGCGATATGTAACAAACTGACTATGGACATTTGCAAGAATGTAATTACCAGGATGACCATATGCTGCCATACTCGTAACAGAATCGGCCGTACCAGCAAATGTAACTGTACTATTGAGTGTGACTGCACCAGTTGGAATGTCACTGGGAGTTACTACTCTAATAATGTTTGCTGTTGAGTTTGCCACTACAACTTCATGAATATCTACTGTAACTGAACCAGATGTAATTGTCTCACCAACTGCTAATCCATCGATGATTGCTTCTGAGACTGTACTTTCAACGACACCTGTGAAACTGACCTCTGTATTTGCAGCACTTGTAAAGTTGATGATTGAACCATTCGCAACGTGTTGTGTCATTTGAGTTTTAACAGTTACAACATCATCAGGTACTTCTTCTTCTTCTCCAAAAGAAGGAGTAACCATATATACGTCTGTTACAACCCCTGTAACTGATCCGAATGTAACAGTGTCATCAACTGCGATTGCTGCATTATTTGAGGTCATAGAAAAAGTAGAATGAACTGCATCTGAAGATAATTCAATTGTATTAAAGACAACATTTGATACTGGTACTTGAGTCCAATCTGTGTCTGCTAAACTGTCATTTCTAATAGAGCGAATATGTTCCCATTCATTAGCAATGTTTTTATCTGTTACATCAGTAATATTCCAAATATAACCCAACCAAGTTAGTTCTTGATTATCATCAATTGTTGGTGGAGTAGGAACATCAATCCAACCTAGTTTGTGACGATTGTTAAATGCATTTTCTCCAGTATATGACTTACCATTTTCATCTTTTAAACGATGAGGAAACTTCCAACGTGGAACAGGATAACTATAGTCTTTTGAATACCAGGCCATTTATCTCTCCCTTAACCGAATACGATTGCCATGGCAATTGCTTTACCAGTTGTCGCTGCCTGTGTCGTAGTAGCAAGTGTACCACTTGAGGTTGGAAGCGTTACCGTAACATCACCTGAGTAGTTAGCGTGTGCTGGAGCAACCAAAGTTACCTTATGAGCATTATTTGTTTCACAATAAAAATCAATCTTTGATGGGCTACCTGTTGCACTAAAGATTTGAATGTGACCATTAGCAATGTCAACACCAGATGAAGAACCCTCACTGTCAACAAGCAACTTTGCTTTCATTGACTGGTTGGTAGCAACGTTCTTAATAACTACATCAGATGAACTTAATGCTGAAGATGAAACACTAGCAATAGCAGAGTTAGTGTTAGCAAGTGCAGCGCGCTCTGCACTTTGTACCGCAGCGATAAATGAGTTGGTATTGGCAAGATTGCTTGCTTGCTTTGCTTCTTGTGTATCTAGTGCCGATTGTGTGGCAGTGTTCAAAGCACGGATCGCTGTGTTAGTAGCAGTCAAGTTGGTATTCAACAGAGCGATTGCGACATTTGTATTTGCTAGGTCAGCTTGAGAAGATGTAGCACTTGCGAGAGGTGCAAGAGTTTTCAAACTATTAATATCGCCCATCATTTGAAGGACGGTATTTGAACTCGTTAATGCTGATAGCGAGGTTGAGACTAGTGCAGGTGTTGCCATCTTGTTTACCTTTCGTTAGTATTACTATCTAATTTATTTTTCAGTGAAAGAAGTAGATTTTCAATATTTAGTAATCGGTTGTCTAAATGTTCAATTCTATCTTCCATGTTATCAATTTTATTAAACTGTCTTTTCCGTGCCTTATATGCACTGAGTGCATTAGTATTGACATTCAAGATGGCATTAGTCTCCGAGTCTCTTACGAGGTCAGTACTATCTTCTACTTTCATATACATGACTATTCCTTAAATNTGTAGAGCAATAGCTCTTAGGTCTTTCACTCTTGGCACCACATGGGAACCNGTCGAAGTACGAAGAACAANTTTTAAACTGAAGTACTTATATGTATCAAAATGAGAATTTGCAGAGTTGAAGTACCTCACCACATCATTGTTACCACTAAACTTAAACGCGCCCAGAGAACTTGCATTTGCTGATGGGAAACCATATTCCAACTCAACAAAGCTGCTCTTATCAACAATACTGGACACAGTGTTCGCAGGACTGTTCTGGTCTAACTTAGTATAGTGTTTATCACGGAAGTCATCAGGATCCTCGGCGTTCTGAATTCTAGCATAAACATCGATATCTGTACCGACTGGTTTGTATGCTGATAGAACAACTTTGATATCTTCTGCTTCTTGACCGTCCGCTAAAACAATTTTCTTGGTGATATATCTTGCTTGGGCATTACCGAAGTTCCCAAACTCGCCAGTATTGTCATTATTTATAATATTATGAACTGGGATAACTGACTTGGTACGACCAACGTCAACAACTGGTGAAAGTCTATC